ACCGCGAGAATGACTCACCTTGCGTCGCAAAGTCAAAGTCCAGCGCGACCTTGCCCGCCCACGCTTCAAGCGCATCTGCCGCCGCTGCATTCACATCGTAGAACTTGCCCCGAATACTGAGCGGCAGCACAGTCTGCGCTGTATTGAATCTCCAATGACCAACCAGCCACTCCGACATGTCCGGTGCGACAGTAGTCCCATCTGGCTGGAAGAGAACGCCATCTGATTCCCAGTTCTCGTACTGACTGTAGAAATCATAGTATGAGATGACACCACTTGCCAGCGTGCCTTCCTCGCGCAGACGCATCCCGCGCGTATCGAATCGCCGCGCATCCAGAAATGCTTGCAGTTCGTCGTCGCTGAAAACCTGACTCGCGCCTGCCGCATCGCCAATGGCGCGACGCAGCAGCGCGATCAGGTCAGCCATTGATGCCCGCGCCATCTTCTACTTCGCAAACGACTTGATGGTGGCGTGAATGCCGAACGCGCTGGCGATCATCACAATGAGCGTAACAATTTGTGCTACGACCGCCGTCCAGTTTGTCGGGATCAACGCGCCAAGCGAGTTGGCGAACAATACCAACGCGGCAACGAATGCTGCAGTGATCGCGCTCGCTTCAGACGGCACCGGTTTTCCCAGCACCTTGTCGCAAAATTCTTTGACGCCAGCCGTAATGAGGAAAATCAAAATCGGAGTCAGTGGATCAAACATTTTTGTCTTTTTCTCCTGTAGCACCAGGACGCAAATGTCCTAGTGTCTCGATGAACGACCATGCCAGAATGAACACGAACAAACAGACTGAACTGAACGCACCTCTGATTCTTGCAAGCATTGCTGCCTCACGGACGAACGATTTGGTTCGTCAGCAAATTGCCAAGCAGGTTGCCAAAGAACGTGAGCACGTTCAGCACCAACGACCCACCCGCAATCGCAACCAACCAACGCGCCATACCAATGTCGCGCTCGATCTGCTTTTCGTCGTACGCAATTGCCATCTTGATAGCATCCACCTCGCGGCGCAAACCTGGCTTTCCATTCCCGATGATTGCGTCGCTCAGTATGTCCAGTGAACGTTGCATCGTTGCCAACCGTTCATTCAACAATGCGACCTGTGTCTCGATGTTGGTATCCATAGTCAACCCCGGTTGGAAAGGGCGGCAGGGAAAAGGAGGAAACCCACGCCGCCCTCCGCGCTACGACAGGACAACCACGCCCGCCGCGTCGCGCAACTCTGCAACGCCGTACAAAACGTCCAACGTGATTTGCACACCGAGATGCGATGGGTTGTACGCGTAGAGCACACGGATCACCAACCCACTCTGCGGGTCAGTAATTGTCGCCGCGCGCGCGCCGCTGTTCGGAGGCGGTTCAGGCAACCCACGCATCGCCAGAATGAACATCTCGCGCGTGCCAGCCAGGTTCTTCGTTGAGTTCGGAGTGCCTGTCACAACCGGGACAAGTTGCGACATATACACATCGAACCCGTGAATCCGACCAAGTTGACCCTCGCCGATTGGAACGCCACCGCGCGCAATCGCGTCCGCACGCGTGAACCGATCCACTTTGAGCAATGCATTTTCGTCCTTGGACGAGATCACCATGAAGCGACCCGCGCGTGCAACCTTGGCGTCGTCCAGTTTCTTTTTCGCTGCAAGTACAGTGTCCTCGCTGAGATCAGTGCCGCTCGTGCCAACTGACTGCGAGAGCCCGCTATACAGAGCGAACAGATCAGTCTCGATTTGCTCTGCCAGAGCCACCGACGCGCCGCGAATGTACAAGTCCATCAGGTCTTGATTCGCTTGCGCGCGTGCTACGTCCTCAACCAGGAACGTAACGTGCTTGTGCTTGTTGAGTGTGACAGTAATCTCGCCGCCACCGCTGGGTGCCGCCGGGGTGATCGCTGTGTCTGGCGATTTGTCAGCCGCCGAGAACTTACCTGGATACGGAATATGCAATACATCGCCAACGTTGAAAGCCGATATATCGGTATCCCTAGTCACCAGCCGCGCTAGCGCAATGTTGGAACGCATATAGTCGAGCGCGCGTTGAGCCCAGAGTTCCGGGATAAACGCCGCTGCGACCGTTGGGGTAACATTTGCCATTTTCTAATCCTCACTCGCTGACGATACGTCCTTCGCGCATCGCCTGCATAATTTCGTCTTTGTGCTCTTCGTAGAATTTGCGGTCGCGCAATTGCGCTGCAGTGATTGTCCCTATCCGGGGTGGATTACCTGCCGCCGGGGCAGGGGCTCCAGTGCGGCTCAGTAGGTAGGGCTTCGCTTTGACCAGTTCGTTCAACGCGTCATCCAAACCCTGCACCTTGCCATCGTCTCCCAATTTCACTTTCGCGAGATCAAGCAGTTTGTACGCGGCATCTGGATCAACCACGCCGCGTTGCACCGCGAGCAACTTTGCCTCGTACTCGATCACGCGTTCCTTGTGCTGCCGTTCCGCGTCAATCAGTTTGCGTTCGGTTTCAGAAACCTTCTTCTCAATCGCCGCGCGTTCGGCTTGGAACTGCGTGTCGCGTTCGGTCAACAGTTGCTCTGCTTCTCGCAACTTCTTTCGATAATTTGCCGCCTCTTGTCGCAATTGTTTGATGTAGTCCGCAAATTCCGAATCGCCCTGTTGATCGCCTTGCGCCTGGCTCGGCTCCGGTTGTTTGCCCGCCGGGGGCTGTTTGGTATCGCCATCCTGTGGCATTTTTCAAAATCCTTTCCTACGAAACTTTGATTGCCGCAATGGTCACACTCGTGACCCCTGAATATGTGATACTCGCTTTTCCCGTTGATGCATTGAAGAGATTTGTTGGAAAAGGACCAATCATTCGTTCGCCGCCATTTGGCACACTCACAGCAATATCAGCAATGTCAATCCCGCTGATCTGCGCCGGCGTTGCGATAGTCACAGTGATTGCCCCTGCTCCACCGTTCTTGACGTGCAGGAACGTGTTGCCGTCATTCACAAAATCATCTCCGCCGGCAGATGCCGCGGAATACGACGGGTTCAATCCAGCCAGTGTCACGCTTTGAACTGTTAGAGTTGCCATCTGTAACCTCCTACTGAGTCAGTCGCCGCAAAGTTTCCGGAGGGTCTTCCTCCAAATCACGATAGTGTCGCAGCAAGTGTCGCGCCGCTTTGCGCCGTTCATCCGCCGTCAAATCTGGTTCGCCGCGCGCTCCTGCAAGCGCACCAACCGCCGCGTGCACACCATTGCGATTCAAGACAACTTGATCGCTCCGTATCTCGTGGTGCGGTCCCCACCAGTTTTGGGACGGCGCGTCGCTGATCGAGTCGGAACGAATCACAGCGTAAACTTCGCGGATTGCTTCTGCCGCACCTGCCTCTTTGCTTTCCAGCGCGTCCACAAGCCGTTGGCGCAACGCGGTTTTGTCCACGTCGCCCCACGCTCGCTCCGATACAGAGTCGGAAATTGTCAGTGCCATACTGCGCCCTCGTGCAAATAAAAAAGCCGACGCTTTGCGCGTCGGCATAGTTGGCGAACATTTGCCTTGCTGTAACTTGAAACTTGCCTGCGGCTTGGTCGCGTCTAGTGTTCCCACATCGCACGCGACGCTCGCCGTTTCCGGTTATGACAACCAAATTATACTAGATTTGGTAGAGTTCGTCAACCCGCTTTATGGTTTGCTCTGCAAAATCTTCTTCAAACTTCTCTGTACACGCATCGTGCCCCAGAACGGATGACTGACCTGCTCAGTAAACTCGGAAAGCGAGATTTTGCCAGATCGCCACAACGCCGCCGCCCCCTGCCCTAGTATCTTGTCCTGAACCGCCATCGGTTGCGAACGCAACCAGTCCTCAGTATCTTCGCGCGGCGGCGGCGCAACTTCTTTGATGCCGGTGAATCCTAGTTCGTTCCACGACCGCGTTACCGGCATCATTGCACACCGTCCATTTGGATGGTCGTCCAGTCGTTCGTCCATCGTGTGAAACGTGCCATCCATCGCCAGACACGACGCGCATGTGTTTGGTCCGCGTTCCGCGTGCCATATCCATCCAGCCACAACATCCTGGTTTGCCTGATACGTCTGCCTGGACGATTCGCGCCACGCGCGTAGCATCTCAGTCCGCGCGATCAGCGTGGCACGCGAAAGCCCCACCGAAAACTCGCGCCGCATCATCCGCGCAACCTCGGTCGGATGTTGTCCCGTGCCAATACCAACGATAAGCGCGCGCTCCATTCCATCGCGCACGCCCGGCGCAATTTCGTCGAATAGCCGCGACAGTGGCGTGCCGTCCGCGGTGAATCCAACCATCTGGTCAACTGCCGCGCGCGGAAGCGATACAAATGTGCCGCCGATGCTCGCCGCATCGAGCAATGTCGCCGCCTCCTCCGCGCCAACGTCAATCCCGAACCGTTGGAGCGCAACCGTCGTCGCCTCCGCTCCGCGCGACCATTGCGCGATTTCCCATTGCGCCTGCGCCATCAACGTGAGCGCGCGTTCTTCCTGGTATATCCACGCCAACGAAATCGGTTGACCGCTTTGTTGCGCCTCGGCAATTTTGGCGAGCACCTGTTCAAGGTCTTTTTTCGCGCGCACCCAAATCTCGCCATACGATTTTACCAGATGGTTTATCTGCTCGCGTTCACCCGCCGCGAGTTTGCGTTTGTATTCGTCTTGCAGTTCCCAAAGATTCTTCGGGTCTGGCATATTATTGCGCCGCTCGTCGCTCCATCGCCGTCAGCAATTGATCTGCTGCATCGGTGCTAGTTACTTGCCGTCGCTGTGCCTCCAACTCTGGATCATAGCCCAACTCTCTCAGCAATGTCTCTTGCGATACGCCAATTTGCTGTTTCAAGAGTGCCGCCTGTGTCTCCTCAGTCATATTGCGCGGAAGCAACTCCGGCCACACCACTCGCACATCGTAATCACCTGGCGCACCACCGAATTTCATCGCTAGCAAATTCTGGTTCAGTTCAGTCAGCATCGCTCCGTATGTCTCGCGCTTGGATTCGATGAGTTCCAGGAGCGGCTCGTAGAGAATACGAAGCGCGACGCCGGACAAACTGCCCACGTTGTCCAGATTGCCCGCCGCGACCGTCGGAATCCGCGCAATTTCGTGCCATGCCTCGATCAACCGTTTGTAGAATTCAATGCTCGATGACAAGTCAGACTGCATTTCCAAATTATAGACCTTCGCATCTGGGCTTGGCAAGATAAACATCTCATCGGGCGAGGTCTGTAGTTCCTTCGCGGTGAATCCAGAGCCAATTGTCTTCGGATGCCCGTGCAGTCGCAAAATTTTGCCGATGTTTGAAACGGTAAAGTTCACGGTATCCTGCAATGCAATCAACTGCTCTACATCGGAAACGCCGTAAAACTCAAACGGGCGCGGAAGATTCTGGCAGTGCACAATCGGCGCAAACGGATATTTCCACACAACCTGGTTCACCACTGCTCCTCGGTTCGGCGCGTCCACACGTTGAACCGAGTCCTGAATCATCCACGCCTGATCACTCTCGCGCGAAATCTGTTGAATCCGCTTGATTTTTTCGCCGCTTGAATCGCGCGACAACCACTCCATCCGAAACGCGCGTACCTCAGTATAGTCGTCGGGGTTGACCCCAACCTGAATCACGCTCGGATCAAGATTGATCAATCGCGGCGGATCGCCTTCCAGGATTTTCAAAAACACGTGCCCGGCAACAGCGCCACTTGTTCCAACCTGTTGCAGTAAAAGCGATTGGCGATTTGCTTCCCATACATCAACCAGGTAGGCATCTTGCTCGTCCACTCCCTCTGCACCAACTTCAAAGTGCAAACCCTTGCCGAACAGATACGACACAACTTTGTCCACCGCTAGCCGAACAAGGTTCACAGTGAGATTATCATCAATCCCATGTCTCGCCTTAAGCATCTTACGATGCACACCGTTGTAATAGTTCCACCACAGTCCGATGTTCAACTGCTTGTCCAGCCACAACACATTGTCATCCATTGTCCCACCTCGCCTAATAGATCGGGTTGTCAATCACCATTGCCGTGCGCGGTCCCGCCGCCCAGCATGCAAGACCGAGACTCATCACACAGTCTGTCATCAAATCCTTGTCTTGCCATTCGTATGCCTGCAACTCGTCAACGAGTTCGCGTACAAATGGAAATTGCAGTTGTCGTTTCTCAAGCACCAATTGCAAATTTGTCAGCATGTCGGTCTTCGTCTTCTTCGTAAATACAAAACCGCTGGCAACGTCGCTGATTTCATCAAGCACCACATCGCCAACACCGGTTGCGTCAATCAACGTGCGTGCTCCGTATTTCTGCGCCACCTCGCGGATGCGCGCCGCTGTCGCCGGCCACGGCTGACGGTTGAACCGCTCGAACGAGACCAGTTTGTATGGCTGTGTTGTCGCGTCAAGTACAATCCCTACCGTATAGTCCTGGTGCTTTGCCAAATCCCAACCAGCCACATAGTACCTGGCTCTGTCCGGCTTAACTGGCAGTTGCCAGTCGCTGCCCTCGAACGCCGCTTGGATGTGCGACCAGCCGAAGACAGTCGCATTGTCCTCAGCGAATTCGCCCATCACCTCACGCGTCCACTGCGCCTCGGTCATCCGCTCCCGTTGCGCACGGATAAAATCGTGGTCAATGTTCGGATTGTCGAACGACGATCCCTGCGTCACGACTGTTTGCCCGCTGCGTGTCTCACGCCAAAGCAACCCACCCCGCTTGCGTGGCGTGCTGGCGAGCACCAACGACCCACCAGTATCCGCCAGCGTCATCCTGATCACTTCGTTGATCACGTCGTCGGGGATATATTCACATTCGTCCACAATCGCGCGGTGGAACTTGTGCCCGCGAATGTAGCGACCGCCGCGCACAGTGGATCGCGCCGTAATCAATGACCCTGTTTTCAGCCGCAACTCCGGGAATGGCGTCTCGTGTGTCTTGCGCCAGTTGACTAACGCATAGAGCAACGAATTGTCGCTGGCGAATTGCAGTATTCTGTCCCAAACGATGCGCGCCTGGTCAACCGACACGCTGGCAATCAACTGCCGCGAGTCAGGATTGAACATCGCGTACATCAACGCGTCAACTGCCAGTGCCTCACTCTTGCCCCACCGACGACCCGTGAT